GGAACCTTGGTACCTCGATAATCACCAGAGTCATCGAAGTACCAATCTACCCCCTCCTCCCAATTGTCATATTCCTTTTCCCAATATTCATCGTCTATTTCAAAGTTTTTATTATGATTAATTTTATATTCAATAGATTTTTCAACTACTGTATAGTCTTTAACTGAAAAGATATCTCTAACTTTTGAAATGATATTAATTAAAAGATTGGGAATAAATCTCATTATGTAATTATGGAAGGTAATTTTTTAAGTAGATATAATAATAAAATATCCGAATGGTTAGATAAAATCCAAAAAAATCCTGAAAATAAGAATACTTATGAATCTGAAATGTCAGAATATATCATAAAATGCATGCCTTATATGAAACAGTATACAGAGGATATCACTAATGAAGTGAGTATGGATAATGTATTCAATTGTAAGGAAAAAATTGGTCTCCAAAAAAAGGATATATTTACAGATTATCTCATAGATGTTGAAAATAAAAATATGGAAAGGGTCATTGAAAAAGAAATTGATAAATGTCCAAATTGTATAACAAGTGATTTATTTCATTTTACAGAAACAGATGAACTCACATGCGGTAAATGTGGACTAATAGTGGGTACACTACTAAGTGATGAACTCACATTTAGAGAAGAACATGAAACTTCTGAAAAAATAATGAACTATTCATACAAGAGGGAGAATCATTTTAATGAGTGGCTCTCACAATTTCAAGCACAAGAGATGACTACTATACCCCCAGAAGTTTTAGAACAGTTGAGAAATGAATTCAAAAAAATTAAAATAAAATCTGTCCAAGAAATTACACATGCGAAGGTGAGGGGGCTTTTAAAAAAATTGAAATTAAATAAATATTATGAACATGTACCATACATTACAAATATTTTAAGTGGAATACAACCACCAAAAATACCCGAAGAGTTAGAAGAGAGATTACGCATAATGTTTAAGGATATTCAAAAACCATTCGATGACAACTGTCCCAGTGAAAGAAAAAACTTTTTGAGTTACTCGTATGTTCTTTACAAGTTTTGTGAATTATTGGGTGAAGATGAATATCTAAAATACTTTCCGCTACTTAAGTCAAAAGAAAAATTACATCAACAAGACGTCATTTGGAAAAAAATCTGTAAAGATTTACGTTGGGAGTATATAGCAACTATTTAAAATATACACTCGCAAAATGAATATGTACCAACAATTTCTTCTCGAGGAAATCAAGTTTCACACGGAAAAAATAAACGAAATAATCACTGAAGGGATGATGGATCCCGAAGGTTATTATCACAGATCACTGACCCAATGGAGACAGCTTCTCCCTCTTCTTGTTCTAGCACAATATGTTTCACCTCAGCCTCAAGATCAGCCCCAAGAGGCAGAGATTGTTGGGGAAAGTTCACAAGATACGCCTGACGAAGATGAAGAAGTTTCAAGTAGTTTTTCGCTTGACACGTCATTGTATCAGTCAGAGCCTTCACAGCCTTCAACTCCACAACTATTTGACCGTCGATAATAATATCAGCTCTCAGATTACCTATGGTATGACCTTCAAATAATATGGGTACTATACGCTCTGTTTCATATGAAATGTTATTTTTCCGTAACAAGACTTCCATAGCATTGTGATATACACACTCATTAAACCCCGGGCCGAGGGATTTATAAACACGGTTAGCATATTCTTGAATATCCACCATTTATTATTCTAGGTTTAGTAGCTTTAATATAATTAAAGAATATACATGAATATATTTTATAGGATCCTATAGCTCAGTTGGATAGAGCGCGGTGCTTATACATAGAGTATATATTAAAGGTGTCACACCCTTTTAGGCAACGCCGATGTCATGGGTTCGAGCCCCATTGGGATCAGATAAGATGAATGTCCTTCATGCTATCTGAAACCTAAGTAATTTAAACAAAAGGGAATAGTATATCTAAAATGGGAAACTGTCAAGTCAAACCTGTCAACAACGTGGCGGATGCCAAAAACCTGGCTGATATAAACAACCTCGTACGATATGTACGACATATCAGTGAAACTGGGGAAATTGAAACTATTTTCAAACATCTCAAGTTTCATGGATACATAGGAGATGATCTCATGCTTACAACTGGGTTGAAGCCAATGAATGTTTTTGCGAGATTGGCGAGTGGTGAAATGCCAAACCCTGTTGATCAATCTGGGTTAGGAACGTATGCAGAAGAGTTTATGGTATGTCACAACCTTCCCGAACGTGACGCAAATTGGAACAATCCTAATGATTTCACGGCTTCCATGGCTGGACCTGACAAAAATGGTCCTGGTCATGTGTTTATAACAACTAGAGATCTAGATTGGAGAAAGTTTAATATTCTACCAATTATTCTTTCCCAAGATCTTATTTTCCTAGCGAAACTTCTTCTCGCTGCAGAAACATATGTGATGCATAGAGGATGGCGAAGGTATGGACTTTATTTTCACTGCTATCCCAATAACACTGTAAATAGTTTACATCTCCATGTCATAAACCTGGATAAAATTGGTCACATGTTTTATGCTAAAAAAAGTCAGAATATTTCCCTGTACGATGTTATTTCGAACCTAAGACGTATGGATACATCGGAATAATAAAAAAATGAGTGTACCAATCGAACTTCATAAAGCATTCATGCCCATAAACCCCACAGAGTTTGAGGAACTGTGGGACGTGTGGAATCATATAGATTATACCCCGAACCCATTGAACAAGAAGTTTAATATAAAAAGAAAACAATGTACATTCGGTAAAGATTCATATAGGTTCGCTGGTCAGGTATCCGAACCATATAAAGGTGAGTTACCGAGTGTAATAAAAAAAATATTCAAATTGTTTGAAAACGATCCATCATACAGTGTCATTCATGCTAATTTTTATCCAGATGGAACTGCGGGGTTGCAACCACATTCCGACAATGAAAAACAAATGAATGCCGATAAAAATATTTACAGTTATACATTTTTATCGGAACCAGGTAATCCCAGGGGGTTTCAAATATACGATCTTAATGATAATATGTTAGAAGAGCATATGTTAGACCATGGAGATTTACTCGTCATGTTAGGGGGTATGCAAAAAGAGTATAAACATGGTGTGAAAAAATCAATGGCAAAAAAGTATAAAAATCTCAGAAGAATTAATTTAACCGTGAGATCATGGAAGTAAAAGTTCCTGTTCCCCAGTGGCAGCCAATTTCCTACGATTGTTCATATGCTCCTCTTGAACAAGGGATTTGTTTTGACCCGTGTACTTTACAGCATACCCATTATCAATCATCCACTGATTAACATTCGTCCAATTACCACCTTCACTCACCCACAGCTCACCCAAAACTCTACCAAACTTTTCACGACTATCCGCTTCTTGGGTTCGTAACTCAATTTCAATGTCATCCTTATCACTCACAACAGCTTTTGTACACCAGTCACTCAAATGCTTTTTTGAGATTTTACCATACACCTTTTCAATTTTATCAGATGTGCGCGATTCCGGTGTATCTATACCCAACAATCTAACCCTCTGCCTCGTCATGACATCAAAACCCAAATCAATCAAGACATCCACGGTATCACCGTCTACAATCTTTTCAATGGCTGCAATTCTGTACTTGTACATTGTTTATGTGTAGGGTTACTTCTTTAATTGATAAGTATACTTTCTCGTCCAGATATTACATATCCATTTTTCACCTTCAATTACAGGTTCACCTCCATGCAAAGCCTTTGGGGTCATGAAGCCCCATGTATCTAGAGTTGGAAAAAAGAGAAGATCCCCCTTGGAGAGTTTAAACTTTTTATTAATGTTAGGAAAAGCGGTCTCACCACCAACATAGTCGTCATTGAGAGCTAATATACAAGTGTATATACGTTTATTAGTGTCACTCTCAAAAGCGTCTTGATGGGGTTTGTAAAAACCCCCGGGTTTGTATCTTAATACCTGAAGTTTCTCACAGTTTTCTATTTTTTTACCATGGAGGAGTTGACATTTTTCTAAAATATTTTTGACGACCGAATCTTCATGTGGTAACCATACCGTATCACTTATTCTTATATTCTGATCTATTCGCCTGTTTTTGTCAACGGTTGATGGCTGCAATTGGGGTTCAGAAACATTAATAATATAATCACATGTTTCTTCGTCCAAAAAGTTTTTAATAACTATTGGGTCCCTATACTTTGGTCTAAAAACAATGAGTATCAAAATAAAAATCAAAATAACTGTCAATAGTATCATCTAGTATCTAACAATATAATATTGTTAGGAATTAATGAATTATATCTATATCTTATCCCTGTAATGACAGTGTTAGAATATTCAATAAGTTTTTTTACATCATCTACTATGTCTATAGAGTTTACGACATATTGCCTTAGTAAGTCACCTACCGTATCATTAAACATTTGGTAGAGATCCCTCGTTTCCCTATATTTTTCCCTATGTTTTTCTCTCTGTTGAACCTCTATTTTTAATTCATCCCCAGATATATAATTTAATAAATAACCCATTCTTAAAAATCTATTATCAGCATCCCAGTTATTGTCGTATCTATACAAAATGAGTGAATCGTTTCTTTCTAAAATCTTGAAAATGTCTATAATGGTTTGGGAAGCACCCTTATTCACCAGTTCCTGTAGAGAAGGTCTCCCCCCGCATGGTATATCAGATAATTCACGGGATCTTTTCTTGAACTCGAAATAATGGGGATTGTGTACTCTACCAGTTTCAATAATACCAGTCCTCCAATCAAATGCTGTTTGACATTGGGTACACCACATCTGTGAACAACCACTCAATTTATGGATATGTACACCACATTTTGGACAGGGACGGGTATCTCTTTTCAGAAGTTTTATAGTTTTCACCAACTCTTCGTCGCATGTATGCCCATCATTGGTTTCTTCCAAACAATTTTCACAAAATGTTTTGTTACAAATTGCACATTCCCAAGAAGGTGATAAGAATCCCCTACAGTCCATGGTCGGACATTTCTGTGTGAAAACCTCTTCTTTTGTTATGGATGTATTTTTCAAAATGTTAACCGCGTCTAATATTTCGGTTAACCTCTGCCTATTTCCATGTACATCCGTAGTGACAAGATGAATATACTCTTCTCTCAGTTTCCTAATTGCTAACTCTCTATTTACATAAGGTTGCGTTTCGGGCATCTTGGCCATTTCGCGATCGTATAATATTTTTTCCCTATGTTTCTTATAATCCACATTTCTAAACTTTCGTGTACAAAAAGAATCTACAAAATCCCTAGAATATTCATGCTTACATTTCATACAATGGGGATCTTGGGAGTGTGAAAGCATATAAGTCTGTAAACACGACTTACACGAAACAAAATCACAGTGAGTACATTGTATATTTTTACGTAATTTTTTTGTATATTTTTCTAAACATACCGGACATGACTTCATCCTCGTAATATTAAAATCTTATTCTTTAATATAATGAACAAGAAAATCCAATTATTCGGAATTACGGAATATGCCGATGGTGATACACCAGTCGATGGTGATACACCTGCCGATGGTGATACACCTGCCCCTGCCCCTGGCCCTGCCCCTGGCCCCACCCCTGGTCCTGCCCCTGGTCCCGCACCCGACGACGATGACGACGATGAGAAGAAGTTTGGGAAGTGGTGGCATTGGCTTCTTATTGGCTTCGCAGTCGTCGTGGTTGTTGCTGGTGCATACGCTGCACTTAGATCTAGATCTACACCGGTATAGTAGAACCCCCTAAGCGTAGAGTTTCTTGGACTGCCGTTGCAACAGCGGTTCTTTGTGCTTGAGCCTTTTCTGCTAGTTTTGAATATTGTAATTGTTTCTTCCTATTACGCGTTATATTAGTATTCGGTATTTTAATATAAATACCCTTACCAACAAGTTTAATAACATACATAGGACTATTACTATTTTTGGGTAAGAGACGAGTAACTCTTGCGTTATCATTTTTATACTTTTCAAGTTTTTCGGGGATTTGTCTACCCAATATGCCAAAAATAACACTAAGCTTGTGTGCTGGACCCTTGAATTTAGAGTCAGTTATATATGCAGGTTTAACTGCATGCTTAAGATTTTTACAGTTATTTCCTATATTTTTAGTAGAATATCTACCCATAATTGTTTTTCCCTTACACAATTCATTCCCCGTATTAATACTTAATATTCTATGTTCTGTGTTGAAATATCCCATTTATATATTACAAATATTTTTCTCTAACCCAATCCCTATCCCTTTTAAAAATCTTGGAAAGTTTCTGATCCTTATTTTTAAAAAGTATCATGAGCACATTCAATCTTCTAAATAAACCTAATGGAGGTTCACCACTCTGTATGACCCTCGATAAGGCGCGATGTCTAGCTAGTTCTGTTTTTTCACGCACTCTCATGTATCCATGTTTTGAGAGATAACCATTTGTACGCAGGGGTATTCTAATCATTATTTACTTGATGGGATTTTTTTTATTAGGGCTGGCGGCCGTCAAAAACTTGAGCATAGCTGCCATATCCATCCTTTTCTTAGTCTTGTATTGGGTACCACCCGGGCTCACGAACCTCATGGCCGGACGCGCCTGGTTCCACATAGCCCTCAACACCTTGCCCTGTCGGGGACCCTGGGGAGCACCGCGACGCGCGGGCCTGATGGCCAGGGGTACATTGTCAGCCATGTTTGTGGTGAGCTTCTTGGGACCCTTAGACATCTTCTTGAAGTGGGCTTTCGTACCGTAGAGCTTCTTGTCACCATCACGGACGAAGAAGGCTCCCCTGTCCGACTGCATAATCACGCGACGCTTGGAGTTCATGTATTTTGTAGAGGTGGGCATTTTTACTATTTGGGGAGATTATTATTTACATGATGTTCTCAGGTTGTACATTAGTTTCTTTTTTTGCTTTTCCCCTCATACCATTTGTCCTTTTTACGAAAGCCCTAGTACTATTAGTATTAGACGTGGGCTCCACTTGATTTCTTAAGATATCACCCAATTTTTCACGTTCATTTTTAGCCTTTTGTCCCCCTCTATCCAGTTTAGATGCGAGAGCCCGTGTTGCTACCACCCTCTTACTCCTTTCTTCTGATGAGGTATTTTCATATGCTTGTTGTGCCCGTATAACACCTGCGTGACCTTGAATGGCCCGGGCCAATTCTAAACCTTTTCTTTTTCTAGCTTCATTGATCACAGCTTTCCTGATCCTAGCAGCCTTAGCAGCCTTAGCCTTCCTCCTTACTATATTCAATTCCCTATTAGTATTTTCCACTAACTGTGTAAACTCGTTGTTTTCCGCACCGTCAAATAATATTTTCTGTTTAGTTAAATATTCTCTAACAGCTTTACTAACACCGTTTTTCTTATCTTTCAAATTATTTATTTGATTTTGGTATTCTTTAAAATATTCGATTCTTTTTTTTACTAATTCTTGTTTCTTTTTTTTAGCAGCTTCTTCTTTCTTAGCTCTAATTTCTCCAGCCATTTTACGGTTCTTAACACCCCTAAAAGTGGCTTGAATCTTTGTGGCAGCTTTTTCTTTCTCAGCTTTCATTTCTCCAGCCATTTTA